TGTTCAGCGCGCGACGGGCTGACATATACGGTCGGGGCGCACGAGCCTATTGACCACACGTTGCCGTGGGGCGGCGGGCCAGGCAATCTGCACTGGGGATGCCGGTCGACATCAACGCCGGTGCTAAAGTCATTCCGTGAATTGGGCTTGGATATTGACGAGGTGCCGCTATCCACGCGATCCAGTCTCGACGGGCAGATACCGCAGGACACCACGTTTGAGGGATGGCTGTCACGGCGCACGGTTGCTGAGCAGAACGAAAACCTTGGCGCAGGGCGTGCGCAGCTATGGCGCGATGGGAAAATCTCATTCCGTGATCTGATGGATGCGAACGGGCGTCCGTTATCGCTTGATGAATTGCGGGCAAGGTAAACCGTGGCGGCAACAGTTGTGCCCCGCGCGAAAATGGTGTATTTCTGTGCTTGAATAACTGTGACTTTCGCGAACCAGAGGGTGATGTTGTGGACGTTAAGCCCGCATTCCCCAAGTAAATCTCTGAGGTCAAACGGCAAGCCACTTGGGGAATGTCGGAACTAACCAAAGGAACATCTGTGATGAAACTCACTACATTACTTGCGACTGCTTGCTTTCTGTTAGCAGGTAGTATCGCCAGCGCTGACTCCGAATACATACATTTCAGCCAGTATGACGGCAGGAACACTTGGTATAACCAGCGGGTGGATGTCGCGGATGCCTTCTCCTACAAACAGCCGGGCACCGTCTATGTTGAAGGTCGGAACCGTAGCCCAAGGGCCGCAACACCACCTACTAGTGAGGTCTTCTGGTCACCTGGCACAGTCTCTTACACCTTTCCGTCCTTTGGTTCCTCTACCACCTTGAAGCGAACCTATTACAGCGCCTCCCCTGACTCTACTTTTTTAGACAGGCAGGACACATCCGTCTATTCGGGGACAGCCGTTAATGTAGAGACTGGTGAGCCTCTTGGGGCTTTGTTGTATTCGGCAGCCTCTGGTTTTGTAGTTTCAGACCCTACTGAGAGCGATAACAACAAAGCGGCTTCAAGCGAGATACGCACGGCGGGAACACAAGCCGCCCCTGCTACCTCTGGCACCCCTCGCAGAGCTAGAGACCGCAGACCTGCACACCTTATTGTTCCTGTGCCTACTAGTGCTGTGATGGCTGACTTCATCTACAACTTTATGAACTTTCAAAGCGAGGACTGAACTATGCCTGTTAAGCATAGGGAGTCGCTTAATTGGACGCAGTTAAAGCCCATAACGCCATAACAACAATCGAACCAAACAACCCTGCATCTGCGGGGCTTTTTGCGTTGGCGGGATGCCAGCGCCTTAACAGCGGGAAGCTGAACCATGAAAATCGAAGTGACAGACGCAACCACCCTTCCAGAATGGCTACAGGGCCACGTATCAGAGGGTTCGTTAGACCTTGGCGCGCTTGCCGCACCAGAGGACGTGGCGGGCCTTAAAAGCGCCCTACAGAAAGAGCGTGAAAACACATCGGCATATGCCAAATATGGCAAGCCTGACGAAATCGAGGCCAAGATTGCCGACATGACCGAAAAGGCCAAGGGCAGCGGCAAGGGCGCAGAGGATGCGCAAGCCAAGCTGGACGCAATGGCGAAGGATTACGAGGGCAAGATGGCCGGGGCCAATGAGCGCATTACCAAAATGATGCAGCGCACGGCGCAGTCAGACCTAAAAGCGGAACTTGCCAAGGCGGGATTCATTTCTGAGGCGATTGACGACATCGCGTCTACGGCAATGACACGACTGAAATTCAATGAGGACGGCACACCAAGCGTGCAGACCCATGACGGAAAACCCATGATCGGCAGCGGTGCGGATCACGGGGCTACCTTGGCCGATCTGGCGAAGGAACTTGCTGAATCCAAACCCTATGCGGTTCGGGATGCAGGCAAAGGCGGCGGCGGGAAGCCAGCCGGATCACAAGGCGGGACGCCAGATAAACCAACAGTCACGCGGGCGGCATTTGACGCAATGTCACAAGTCGAACGCGCGGCACATTCAAAATCAGGCGGCGCAGTCAAAGACTAGCCCGCAAATAAGGAGCCTTTCAAATGGCAAACGTTCTCACAGACCTCGCAGCCGACATCTACCGCGCTGCCGATATTGTTGGCCGCGAGCAGGTCGGTATCATTCCCGGCACGACCATCAACGCAGGATCGGAAGGCGCGGCATTTGGCGATACCGTGCGCGCGGCATTCACACCTGAGCCAACCGTCAATTCGTCTTACACCCCAGCGATGACTATTCCGGAGGGCGATGATCAAACGATCTCAAACAAGACGATGACCATTGACCAAGTGGCCAACGTGCAAATCCCATGGACTGGCGAAGACATCAGGCACGTCAACAACGGCGCTGGCTATGATACAATCTACGGCGATCAAATCGCGCAGGCTATGCGCAAGATCACCAACACGATTGAAGCTTACGCTGGCGTGCAACTAAAGAACGGCGCATCACGCGCGCACGGCACCGCAGGCACCACGCCGTTCGGGTCCAATTTTGATGAGATTGCAGAACTACGCAAAATCCTCGTTGATAACGGCACCCCGATGGACGGCCAAATCACCCTGGCAATCAACTCGGCTGCTGGCGTAAAGCTGCGCAACCTTGCGCAATTGCAGAAGGTCAACGAAGCTGGCGGTGACACCCTGTTGCGTCGTGGTGAGTTGCTAAACCTTCAGGGCATGATGCTAAAGGAAAGCGGCGGGATTGCCTCGCACGTTGCGGGCGGCATGACTGGCGCGGACATCACGGCGGCTACTGGGCCAATCGGTGCGACTGCCCTGCCATTTGACGGCGGCACGGTCAACACCACAGGCTTTGCAATCGGTGATGTGATTGTCATGTCTGGCGATACAAACAAGTATATCGTTTCCGTCGGTTCCACATCAACATCCGGCAACGTCACGATCCACGAGCCGGGATTGCTGGAACTTGCTGCCGATGACGCGACAATCACAGTTGGTGCATCATATACTGGCAACGTCGCATTCCACCGCGCCGCTGCCGAGTTGGTTGTTCGCCCCCCTGCACAGCCTTTCGGCGGTGACGCTGCCGTTGACCGCATGACCGTGCAAGACCCGTTCTCTGGGCTGGTCTATGAAATCGCGGTTTACAAGGGCTACGGCAAGACAATGTTCGACATTACGACCTTCTACGGCATGAAGGTCTGGAAGCCTGAATTTGTCGCCACATTGCTTGGCTAAATTTTGTCAGAGGGGCGGACTTAGGTTCGCCCCTTCACTAAGTTTAGAGGATCAGCACATGGCACTTGATACCACAATTGGCGGCACGGCCTCGGACAGTTACGGCACACTTGCGGCATTTGAAACGTATGCCACAAGCAACGGCTGGACTGCCGCAGCAACCGACGCGCTAAACGAGATCAACTTGCGCAAGGCTGCAAAGTATCTTGACCGCAAGTATCTGTTTATTGGAATGCAGCAATACCAATTTCAAGCGCGCGCATGGCCTCGCCTTGTCAATGACTTGGTGGACGGCTGGCCGATTGATCCGGACACAATCCCTGCGGACATTATCAGCGCACAGTTTGAAGTGGCTTATCTGTTGCAGGGCGGGCTTGATCCATTCGCCACGATTGAGACGAGCAGCACAAGCGAAAGCATCAAAGTTGGGCCTATCACCATTGCGGGCGAGAACTTGCCAACATCGACCCCGCGCATTGTTGCGGTCGAGGGCTTGCTGCGCGGCTATATCAAGGGCGGGCAAGGCATGGCTACTATGGTGCGCGGCTAATGGTTCACGGCGACTTCATAAGCCCACTGCATAGCGATGTTTTCCGCATGTTGTGTGGTGAGAGGATCGGGCGTGGCAAAGGCCGCGAGGTTTATGATTGCGCATACGATCCCTCACTTGTGGTTAAAATTGAAAGCGGGTCAGGATCGTTTCAGAACATCATAGAATGGAACACGTGGGGGGAAGCGGAATACATACCTCATGCAGCAGCATGGCTTGCACCCTGCATCAAAATTTCCCCTTGTGGGATTGTCTTGGTCCAAAAGAAAACTATGGCAGCCAAAAATTACCCTGAAAAGTTGCCTGTGTGGCTCACTGACACGAAGCGGAGTAATTACGGCATGATTGGCAGGACTTTCGTTTGCCATGACTACGGAGTTAATTTGATGTGTAATTCTGGGCTTTCAAAGCGACTTCACAAGACAAAATGGTGGGACGCATTATGACGACCATTCGCAGCAAGGTCACAGGGGCGTTTGATACACTGGCGGCAAAGCAGCCTGACGTGATCCAGACAGGCGCCATTCAACAGCCGACACCAACGGCCAGCGGCGGAGGCCCATCGGATCCGACTGGCGGCACGGCAGGCACAGCGCCCGCGCCCGTATCGGTTCGCATGGCTGTGTTCGAGATTGCAGAACTGCGCATTGACGGCACCAACATTCAGGCGGGCGATTTTCAGGTTATCGTTGAACCTACATCAATTGAAATCACGCTAGACGATCTGGTTATATGTGACCGTGGAACCCTGACGATTGCCAAGCTGGGCCGCGTTGCATCGGGCGGCGTGACTGCGCTTAACGATCTGGTGTGTCGTGGTTAGCTTTGAAGACGACCTGCGGAAGTTTGAACGTAAGACCACGCGCAAGATGACACAGGTGGGCCGCAAGGTTGCCTTGGAATTGTTCGGGCGGGTTATTTTGAAAACGCCAGTCGATACGGGCCGCGCGCGGGCCAATTGGCAAGTCACAATCGGCACAACGGCAAACGGCACGGTTGAGATTGACGACAAAAGCGGCGGCGCAACAATGTCAGCGGCAACGGCGGCAAGCGCGGGCTTCAATGCTGGCGACACGATCTACCTGACCAACAACCTGCCCTACATCCTCAAGCTTGAGGAGGGTTCGTCACAGCAAGCCCCTGCCGGAATGGTGGCGCTAACGGTTCAAGAGTTCGCGGCAATAGTTAAGCAGATCGGCATAGAAGTGAGTTTCCAATGAGCAACGTTGAAAGCAACATCACCCAAGCCCTAAACGCGCAAGCCGAAGTTATGATTGCAGCGCTTGGTTATTCTGCGATCTGGTCACGCAAGGGCGGCGACAAGCCTGCGGGCGAGCATGTCACGATCCAGCAATTGCCAAACGACAACCGCCCGGCAGGCCTATCGGATCAAGTTTATTTTCGGCAGGGCTTCTACATCATTACGCTGGTTTCACCGCTTGACGATTACGAAATCGTAGCGCGCCGCAAGGCTGGCGACATCGCTGCCTATTTCCTGCGAGGAAAGCGGCTAACGGCCAACGCCACAGAGGTCACAATCGACAGCCACAGCATTCGCGGCGGGCGGCAAGATGGCCAGCGATGGGAAACACCAATCTGGATCAGCTATCGGAGCATCACATGAGCAAAAAACAGACTTACACCCCCAAGATTGACGAATCGCCAACGGAGGCACCAAAGCCCCGCGCGCCGGAAAAGGTCAATCTGACAAACAAAGCGGGCGGGCGGGCAACGCCACTTGCTAAAGACGTTGAAGCCTGGATCAAAAAAGGCTGGTTTCGCGCCTAAGAGATACCCAATCGCTCGCGGGTAGCCGTTTTGGCAAAGCGAGTTTCTACAACTCAACCTGAAATGACCCCGCGAGCGGGGTTTTATCGCTTGGAAAGGCAATAAAATGACAGAAAATAACATCGGCCTAACGCTCTGGGGCGTTGCAGGCGCACCAGCCACAAACAACGCCGCAGGCTTTGAAGCCCTGACCTGGGTGCAGCTTAAGGGAACGCAGCAGCTTCCCGTTTTCGGCGTGACACATGCGAACATTGACGTGGCCGATCTTGGCACTGGCTTCACATCCGGCGTTAAGGGCGCAGCCACGGGCAAAGATACGTCCTTCACCTATCACGGCGACGGCACCGACACAGGCATTGCCACGGCTATCGTCGCGGCAAACGCTCAAGCGGGCATCTACTCGCTGAAAATCGTGCGCGGTTCCGGCACAAATAGCGGCGACGGCCCCGCGCCTGTCACTGGCGACGTTGTGCAATACGCCCACGGCTATCTGCACACATACGAGGAAAACCCGAAAGACGATTCATCGCATGAGGGCGCGTCAATCAACTTCAAACAAAACGCGGCCACAGTTGATGGCACCGAACCTTCTTAACTAATCCGCCTCGGCGGTAGGGGTGGCGCGGTTTGGTTCGCCCGTCACCCCACTTTGAACCAGAACCCAAGGATTTAACCGATGGACTTCAACAAATTTGACAGCCGCGCGAAAGCCGAGGCCGGATCACCCATGCACATCATGGACCCATGGACGGGCGAACCAATGATGGACGGCGACAAGCCTTGCCGGGTTATCCTGCGCGGCACCGCGTCGGCATCTATGCAGGCCAAAATGCGCGCCGCACAAAAAGCCGCGATGATGAGCAAAAAGGCCAAGGGCAAAGACGAAGACGACGAAGCGCGCGTTATGGAGGACATCCACAACCAGCTTTGCGAAGCCGCGGCGCCTTTCATTCTGGGCTTTGAAAACGTCAACAATGGCGACAAGCCCGCAACGGCTGATGATGCGCTATGGTTCCTCAATTTGTCATTCCCAGAAATGGGCGTGAAAGAGGATGACGATGGCGAGCCTGTTTTGAACGGCAATGGCGAACCCGTCTACCATATGATCAACAACCCGTTTGCAAAGCAGTGCAGCGAGTTTGCATCCAAGCAGGCTAATCGCTTGGGAAACGGAAAAGGCAGCTAATACTTGCCGCCCATCAAGCGGGCTGGTTGAACGCTGTTATCGAGTTAAAGAACGACAAGTCTGACCGGGCCAAGGAAAGCCGCCTTGCACGTCACGCTGCAAACAACACGCCCGCGCCCTTTGTGGAATTGGACGCGGGCGAATACCTGCTAAACATGCTGATAGAGGCGGGGCCGATTAAGTCTGCACCTATGGGCGGCGTTCAGTCGCTGGATTGGGTGGACCTCGCAGCCTATGCGTCACTGGCGGCGACTGACTTAGAACCTTGGGAAGCGGCGTTACTGCGCAAGATGTCAGACGCCTTTGTCTTGGGCATGAATGAAGGCGCAAGCCCGTTTTCAATCCCGCCAGCCGACCGCAAAACCGCAAAATAAAACGGCCTGCCTTAACGGGTGGTCCGGCAACCGTTCAAGGATATAAACATGGCTGATTTTGCGAACCTTGTTCTTGGTGTCGATACATCCGGCCTAAAGCGTGGTGAGCGCGCCTTGAGCGACACGACACGCGCGGGCGGGCGAACTGAACGCGCGGTGAAGGGAACAGCGCAGGGGTTTGACCGCGCAGGACGCAGTGCTGCGATGGCGACACCAAAGGTTGCAGGGTTTGGGTCAGCTACGAATGTCACAAGGGGCATGGCGATAGCTGCTACGCGCGCCCTTACAGGAATGGTCATTGGCCTTGGCGCAATTATCGCCACAAGCGCGGGCCTTAGCAAATTCGTTAGTGCGACAGTTACTGCTGACGCTTCGCAAGCACAGCTTGGGGCTGCGATCCTGTCAACTGGCGGGTCGGCCAACCGCACCATTGATCAGCTAAACCAACACGCAGCCGCATTGCAGGGCGTCACTAATTTCGGCGACGAAACCACGAACGCGATGCAGGGCTTGCTACTGACATTCACACAAATTCAGGGCGGAACTTTTGACCGTGCTACCGTTGCGGTTCTTGATGTGGCGACGGCGATGGGAACGGACCTAAATGCGGCAGCGCTGCAAGTGGGCAAGGCGCTAAACGATCCCGTCTTAGGCATGACCGCCCTGTCGCGTTCCGGCATTCAATTCACAGAATCGCAAAAGGATGCGGTCAAGGCTATGGTCGCGACCAACGACATCTTAGGCGCTCAAAACCTAATCTTGAACGAACTGGAAAGGCAGTTTGGCGGATCGGCAATAGCTGCCCGTGACACATTGGGCGGCGCTTTGACTTCACTGGGCAACGCTTGGGGCGACTTGTTCGAGATTTCGAGTGAGGGGTCGGCAGCATTGAAAGCCGCAGTTGAAAGCCTAATAGTCACGATTTCAGACCCCAAGTTTATTGCGTCAATTCAAGCAATCGGCGTCGCCATGTTTGGAATGGCTGAGGTCGCCATGAAGGCGCTTTCTGGATTGGTTGGCGTGTTTGATCTATTGGCTGACAACGCGGACATTCTGGTTATTTCAATAGGTGTATTGGCAGTTACAAAGCTGCCTGCGCTTGCTGCTATGGCAATTAGCACAACTGGCTGGCTGATCGGCATGACTGGCGCAATGACTGCGGCGTCAGTGGCGGCGGGTGTCCTGGCGGTGACTATGAACCTTATCCCGTTTGTTGCAGTAGTGACTGGCGTGACACTTCTTTACCGCGCATATCGCGACCTTGGCGACACCACGGGCGTCACGGCTGCGGTTACTGACACGCTCTCCGGATCGGTAGACGCGCTAAACGTCGCTCTTGATACATATAGTTCGTCACGGTCCGAGCCTGCACGGCAGGCTGCAATCGATAGCGCGAAGGCTATGGAGGCTGATGCTGCCGCGACCCTTGCAAACGTATCCGCAAAACTGGCGTTTTTACAGGTGCAGGCTGACAGCAACGCCTTATTCGCAGAAACCGCCAATCAGCCCGGCGGACTGATTTATGACCTAAAACTGCAAGTGGCAGAGGCTGAACGCCAATTGGAAAATGCCCGCAGGACCATGCAAGGCCTTGTTCGAGATGCGGCTGAAGTAAACGACGAAGCCGGCGATCTGCCGCCAATTATTAGGGCAGCGACAATCGAAGCGTCCGGCCTTGCTGGCCAAATGGGCGCGGCTGCAAGAAACGCGCTGTCATTTGTGCAGAACCTCGGTAACGCCAACATTTCAGGGTTGCGCGCTGAAGTGGCATCGCTGCGCGGCGGCGGGTCTGATCGTGACGCATTCGAGGCAAGCATTCGCGGGTCTGATGCTTTTCAGTTGGCGCTGACAGGGCCAGTCGGCCTTGCTGAAACTGCTATAGCCGGATTGAACGAAGAACTTGATGCGTTCGACTTGCGGGCAGAGCGGGCAGCACTCAATGCCGACAGGCTTGGGTCTTCGGTGGGGGGCGTAGGCGGTGCAGCAAGCGCTACGGCTGATGCACTCCAAGACCAGATCAGCGCACTAGAAGACGCGGCTGATCCTGTTCGCGTTTACACGCGCGAGTTGGCAAAGCTGGATGAATTGAAGCTACTAGGATTGTCTGACGGTGCCTATGCGGCGGCGGTCGAAGAATTGCGCGACCAGCTTAAAGACGCCACACCAGAAGTCGGCAAATTTACAAGCATGTTCAAGGACGGAATGGGCGATGCAATCGACTACATGGTTGACGGATTCAAGGACGGATTCCGTGGCCTGCTAGATATTCTGAAAAGCACAATTATGCAGGCGATCAAGTTTGCTATCGCCAACCCGATCAAGATAGCGCTAGGGATTGGCGGCGGGGCGGCAGGCGCGGCGGCAGGTGGCGGTGGCGGCTTGCTATCTGGAGCGATGAGCAGCCTGATCGGCGGGTTTGGCGAAAGCGCTGCAATCGGCGGCGGCATTGGCGCGACATTAGGCTCGCTGGCGGGCGGCACGGGCTTATTGGGTGGCGCTGGTAGCGTTCTTGCGGGCCTTGGGACTGGCGGGCTGTCTGGCGGGGTTGCTGCCATAGGGTCGGCTATTAGCGGCGTTGGCGCGGCTGCGACGGCTGGAACCGGAATGATTGGCGCGCTAGGCGCGGCGGCAGGCGCTATCGCTTTACCATTGCTCGCAGTCCTTGCCGTGGTCTCATTCTTCAAAACCAAAACCAAACTAATCGACCAAGGCATTCGCGCGACTATCGACATGGAAAGCGCCATGTTCGAGAGTTTCAAAGAGATTGAAAAGTCGCGGTTCTGGGGTCTGTCTAAAAAGCGTTCAACCAGCTACACCGCCATATCAGGCGAAGACGCAGCGCCGTTTGAAACTGCCGTCTTTGGCATTCAAGAAAGCGTGATCGGGGCAATGGATAGCCTTGGCCTTTCGATTGATGCGTTGGACGGGTTTACGCACGAGTTCAAGGTGTCGCTAAAGGGCTTGGACGACGCGGCCAAAGAGGCGGCGGTTCTTGACGCGCTGCAAGGTCTTGGCGATGCTATGGCTGACAACATCGTCGGCCTGTCAGACTTCGCACTGGCGGGCGAGGCCTCATATGCCACGCTAACCCGCCTTTCCGCCTCACTGGCGACCGTCAACGATGCTTTCCGTGACTTGGGCTTTGCAGCGTTTAACGTGTCCCTAGCGGGCGCTGACGCGGCGGCACAGTTTGCGGGCCTGTTCGGGTCGCTGGATAACTTCACTGCATCGACTGCGGCATATTACGATCAATTCTACACCAACGACGAAAAGCTGGCAAACGCGACGGCACGCCTAGGTGAAAACCTTGCAGCTTTGGGTGTTGATTTCATCCCTGCGACGAATAAGGCATTCCGCGATCTGGTTGATACGGCGATGATTGGCGGCGATAGCGACCTTGCTGCCAATCTGATCATGCTTGCCCCTGCATTTGACGCAGTAACAGACGCCGCCAACACGTTGTCTGATGCACTTATGGCGGCGGTGAATGAGGACGCATTTGCCACGGGCGTTGATTTCCGGCGCGGATTGTCACGGGCGTCCAACGGCATTGAATACACGCCGCAACAATCCCAAGCCGAATTGATGGCTGAATTGCGGTCACAAAATGCGCTGATGCAATCTACATTGGAAATCATCGCCAATTCATCAACGCAAACGGCGGAAAACACCGACTACAGCAACGCCCTGACATTGGATGCATTAGTATGACCACGCCCCTGCAAATCTTAGTCCCGCTCGCTGTTGCGGACGCAAACATCACGGCGTCAAACGTGGCGCTGGAAACTGCGTGGACTGCTGGCACCTATACGCTTGGCGATCAGCGCCGGGTTGACGAGCGGCTTTTTGAAGTCAGCGCGGCCAGCACCACGGAGGAGCCAAGCGACACGGCAACCGATTGGTTTGATGCTGGGCCAGCCAACCGATACGCGGCGTTTGACCGGCAGCTTGGGATTGATAAATACCGCGTAGTCGAGACAAAAACGAGCAACGCGGATTCAATCACCTACACGATTGAGGCGTTGGCGCGGATCGGCGGGCTTGCCATGTTTGGGCTGCAAGCGGCAAGCATTTCAATTGTTGCCACCGTTGATACGACAGGCGATGCGGCGAACATCAGTTACACCATGCAAGACGCCACCGATTACGGCGGGTCATTGTGGCGTTGGATGTTTTTGCCCGCAACATTCGAGCGCAAGTATATCAATTTCGCAGTGAACATCCCCGCAGGCGCTTCAATTGACATAACCATTACGAATACAGGCGACACGGCCAAGGTTGGCACGATTGCGCTTGGCATTGTTTCGCAGTTTGGGACTGTTGGGACCAGCACGGGCAAAAAGCTACTTAATCGTTCATTCAAGAAAACATCGGGAACACTTACGTCGCTGTTGCAACGCACTTCTTCGTCACTCGTTTCATACAACGTCACCCTGCAAAACTATGAAGGCGATGCATTCTGGCGTCTGGTCGAGGACATTCAAGGCATTGGCGCGGTCTTTGTAGCGTCTGACCTTTATCCTGAATACTCAATTTACGGCACTTTGTCGTCGGCCAATCCGACCACGGCAGGTGTTGGCATATCCAAGGCAATCATCGAGGCGGAAGAATTATGACAACTCCCACAATCACACTTTACCCTGACACACTGCCCGCAAAGGGGCAGGCTAACGCTGCGTTTGATGTCAACGTCGATGATTTTCTAACGTGGCAAACCGTGACAAACGGGCCTGAGCTTGCGGCAATGATTACTTGGACGGTTGGTGTTCGTGATACAGTCCTGGCTACGGCGCTTGCGGGCAACTTGCCGCCCCTGACGGGCGAGGCGTTGAATTTCTTTCGCGTCAATGCTGCGGAGGACGGCGGCGAGTTTCGCACCCCTGCGCAGGTCTTGGGGGATATTGGCGGGACGGCTGCACTGGCATTGAAGGCACCGCTCGCAAGCCCTGCACTGACTGGAACGCCTACCGCACCAACAGCGGTAACGACAACCAACACAACCCAGATTGCCACGACAGAGTTTGTGCAGCAGGAAATTGCGGTTATCCCCGCAACGCCCGCAGGCGTTACAGTTATCAGCACAACGGTTGTTTCAACTCCCGTTGCATCGGTTGACCTAACGCTCGATCTCGCCACCTACACAGGCTTCGAGGTCGAACTGATCGACGTTGTGCCCGTTAGCGACAACCGTAATTTGTATTTGCGCGCAAGCGCGGATGGTGGGTCTACGTTTATGGCTACCGCTGGTGACTATCTCTACTCATTAAGTGGACGGAACAGTGGCGGTGCCGTCGGTGGTAACAGTTCCACGCAACCGTATATTCGAGCGGCAGAACAAGTGGGTAGCGCAGCAGGAGAACTAGGCGTTAGCGGGACGTTTCGCGTGGTTGGTGCGTCCGGTCTGGGCACTACATCGGTCACAATGGAGGCAAACTGGAGGGACAGCAGCGGCTTGTCAACCTATTGGAGCGGAACGGGACTTATCACTGCTAACGGGAATGTTGATGCCCTTCGGTTCCTATTTGACTCCGGCAATATCGAAAGCGGTACATTTATCCTGAGGGGTATCAAGTGATGCAGAAATATGTAAACGGTCAACTTATTGACATGACTCCCGCCGAAATAACAGCATTTCAAGACGGTCAAGCGGTTGACCCTGTGGCGGAGCTTGCGAACGAACGCGCTCAAATGACCTGCTCAAAAATGCGGGGCATCCTAACGTTAGGTGAGACCAAGTGGGGCGAGGTGCTGACATACCGCGACTTGGCTACAACCACGTGGTCCGAAATGATGACTATCGACAGCGCAACGGAATGGCGTCGCACCAGTCAGGAAGTCCAGTTCATTGGGAACTTGGTTGGCTATACAGATGAACAGATGGATGCCCTGTTCATCGCGGCTGCATTGGCAGAAGCCTAATGATTGGATCCAGCACGGCGCAGGCAATCGGCGCACTGACTGAACGGGTGGAGCGGGCACGAGAGGGCCGTAGAGAGGCGGACAGGGACATTTTGGAAAACCGCGCCGAAGTCTCGCGGGCGTTGCTGGAGTTGGGCCATGGTCACGCGGACAACGTGGCTAGGCTGGACCGCATAGAGCCTGTGGTGGCTATGGTGTCACGCGCTAAGTCAAAGTTTGCGGGCGCTATGGTTGTCTTGGGTCTCATTGGAACGCTGTTTATATTTGGCATTGTGTATTTCAAAGACGCAATCTTGCGCCTGATTTTTGACTGGTAGGGGTAAAGTATGAAAATATCTGACAGCGGAATTTTAGAGATTGCCGAACACGAGGGTATTGTGCCAGCGCCTTACTACGACAGCGTGAGGGTGCTGACATACGGCATCGGTCATACAAAGAACGCTGGCGGGATTGATCCGGCG